AAGTTTAAGTTAATGTTAAGTCGTTCAGAATCGGAGTACAATATTTTAAAGAGAAACAAATGGGAATATTATACGGGAAAATCTGACGCTTCTGTATATGCTGAAAAACCTTTTGATTTAAAAATATTAAGAACTGATATAGACAAATATTTAGAAGCAGATGATGAGTTACAAAAAGCAAAACAAAAAATTGATTATCTTTCCACAACAGTTGATTTTTTAGATAGAACAGTTAGGCAAATATCCAATAGAACATTTACAATCAAAAATGCCATTGATTGGAGGAAGTTTACCAGTGGTGCTATCTAAAGATGACCGCAGTAAGATACCTAATCATAGATAAACCGGACGAAGTCTATTTAAAAATAGAAGCAGATGCCGACATTAGACGAGAACTTGGAGAATACTTTACGTTTGAGGTACCAGGTTTTAAGTTTATGCCAGCATTTCGTAGTAGGGTATGGGATGGAAAAATTAGATTGTTTGCTTATGCCACAGGAAAAATTTATGCTGGCCTTTATCCGTATATATTAAATTGGTGTAAAGATAATAATATACAAGTAGTAGATGGTACAAAGATTAAAGAAACTGATGTTGAAGATAAGAAAATAGATCAGTTTATTAAAGCATTAAAAATACCATTAGAAGTAAGAGATTATCAAAAAGAAGCCTTTGTACATTCTATAAAAAGAAATAGATGTTTATTGGTTTCTCCTACAGCTTCAGGTAAGTCACTCATTGTTTACCTAATGTTAATCTTTAATCTGTTGAGATTAAAAGAATCAAAACAAAATAAAATACTCATTATCGTACCAACCACATCTTTAGTAGAACAGTTGTTTAAGGATTTTAAAGATTATGGTTATAATAGTGATAGAAATGTACACAAAATATATCAAGGACACGAGAAAGTAACAAACAAAAGAGTTGTTATTACAACTTGGCAATCAGTATATAATATGCCTAAAAGTTGGTTCTCAGATTTTGGTATGGTTATAGGTGATGAGGCCCATTTGTTTAAGGCCGTTTCATTAACTAAAATAATGTCCAAGTTGACCAAGTGTAAGTATAGAGTAGGACTTACGGGAACTTTAGATGGTACTAAAACACATAAACTTGTATTAGAAGGACTATTTGGTGTAGTAAATAAAGTTGTTTCTACTAGTGAATTACAAGAAAGAAAACAGTTAGCTGACTTAAAAATATTTTGTTTAATACTTCAACACGACAAAGAAGCTAGACATTTGTTAAAGGATAAAAGTTATCAGGAAGAGATGGATTATCTCGTTTCTAATGAAAAAAGGAATAAATATATAAGAAATCTTTGTTTGTCTTTACAAGGCAATTCGCTGTGTCTATTTCAATATGTAGAAAAACACGGTGTGATACTTAAACAACTTATAGAGGAAAAGGCTGGTGACAGAAAAGTCTTTTTTGTTTACGGAGGTGTAGAAGCAAATGAAAGAGAATCTATTAGAGCGATTACTGAGAAATCGGATAATGCTATTATTATTGCTAGTTACGGCACTTTTTCTACTGGGATTAATATTCGCAATTTACACAACATTGTTTTTTCTAGTCCTTCAAAGTCTAGGATACGTAATCTCCAAAGTATTGGCCGTGGTCTTAGGTTAAAGGATAATGATTCGTCTGCTACATTATATGATATTGCTGACGACTTAACATACAACGAAAAAGAGAATTACACTTTAGCTCATTTTAGAGAAAGGATAAATATCTATAATGGCGAAGACTTTAATTACGAAATACATAATGTGGATCTAAAATAATGAAAAAAGAAATTACAGCAAATAAAGAGGCCGTTAAGGTTGTCAAGATTGTTAAACTTGATAATGGTGATGATATTGTGTGTTGTTTATCCGATGAAAAATTAAATGAAAAGTCCGGTTTAATTAAATTGATTAAGCCTTTATTAATTAAATATGTTCCTCAATTAACACCTCAAGGTTTTAAAGATTATGTGGCCCTTATTAAATGGGCAGCTTATACCAATGATGAGATTGTAACTATTCCTATTAAGAAGATTTTAACTATTACAAACGCTACTACTGAAATGGCTAAGAGTTTTACTCATATGGCTACTGGTTATAAAGGTCTAGAGTCTCCGAGAAAAGGAAGTGACTATAATAGGACTATGTTTAATAAACAAGACAACGATAAAGTAAATGAAATATTTGATGAGTTTGCTGATACGGATATAGATGATGAAGAAACAATACATTAACGGGACTCCATTAGCTGGAGTATCCTCAAATCACCTCGCTACACGCTCTATTATATACAGATTTCATCAAAAGTCAACCGTGGAACTAAATTCAAAAAAAGAAAAAAAACATTAAATGAACATTGACATTTTTAAGTAAATGTAGTATATTATATCTTATGACTAGATCAAAAAAGAAACCCGAACATTACGTAAATAATGCTGATTTCTTAGCTGCTATGAAGGCCTACAGAACAGAAGTTATAGCGGCTCAACAAGAGAACAGAGAAAAGCCAGCAGTATCAGATTACATTGGTGGATGCTTTTTAAAAATAGCAAATCACCTATCTTATAGACCAAATTTTATTAATTACACATTTAGAGATGATATGATTTCTGATGGTATAGAGAACTGTTTACAGTATTTGGATAATTTTAATCCAGAAAAGTCAAGCAATCCTTTTGCCTATTTTACACAAATCATTTATTTCGCTTTCATTAGAAGAATACAAAAAGAAAAAAAACAAGTAGTTATAAAACACAGGTTAATAATGAATAACAACTTAGATGATTTTTCGTTACAACCAGGAGATGAAGGTGGTAACTTTACCAATCAATTCAAAGAGTTTCTACAAAAGAACTCCAGAATAGAAGAACCTGTTAAAAAAGAAAAAACAGTTAAAAAGAAAAAGGTTGTTAAAAAGAAAAGTACAACGTCTAAGTTTTTTGTTTAATTATGAAAATTGCTCTGCTAAATGATACCCACTTTGGGTGTAGAAATGATTCACCAGCTTTTATTAATCATCACAACAAATTTTATGATGAAATATTTTTTCCTTATGTGGAAAAGAACAACATAAAAACACTTGTACATTTAGGTGATGTTGTTGATAGAAGAAAGTTTATCAATCACAATACGGCTCACAACTTTAGAACTAAGTTTTGGAATAGATTGGTGTCCTTAGGCATTGATACTCATATCATAATTGGAAATCACGACACATACTATAAGAACACAAACGAAGTAAATGCTATAGAAAATTTAAATATTTCTGTTGACGCAAAGATTTACACACGACCACAAGAGGTGGAGTTTGATGGTGTAAAAATACAATTCCTTCCTTGGATTTGTGAAGACAATTATGAAGAATCAATACACGCAATAGATCACTCAAGCGCTGATGTATGTTTTGGTCATTTAGAAATAAAAGGTTTTGAAATGCACGGTGGTCATATGAACGAACACGGTTTAGAATCTGGCCAATTTAGAAGATTCGAAAAAGTATTGTCCGGTCATTTCCACAAAAAGTCAGATAATGGCCACATATATTACCTAGGAACACAGTATCAAATTATGTGGTCCGATTACAACTGTCCAAAAGGATTTCATATCTTTGATACAGATACACGAGAGATAGAACGAGTTAATAATCCTCTTGTTATATTTAAGAAAATAATATATGATGATACCAAAACCGATTATGATAATTTTGATATTTCATCCTACAGCAACTGTTTTGTTAAACTATTTGTATCTCAAAAAACAAATGAAGAAGCCTACAATAGATTAATTGAAAGATTTTATAATACAATAAGTGTACACGAATTGGTTATTGTGGAAGACCCTAGCGATATTACATCAACAGTAAAAGAAAACATATTAGAACAAGGTGAAGATACACTTACCTTTTTAAAGAATTATATAGAACAGGTTGACACAGATTTAGACAAAAACAAGATTAAGAATTTTGCTAAAGAACTTTATATGGAGGCCAGTGAGTGATAACGTTTAAGAAAATAAAATATAAAAATTTTCTATCTACGGGAAACATACCAATAGAGATTGACTTTAACCAGTCAAACACCACCTTAATAGTAGGCAGTAATGGATCCGGTAAGTCTACCTTATTAGACGCATTGTGCTTTGTGTTATTTAACAAACCGTTTCGTATTATTAAAAAAGAACAAATGGTCAACACCATTAATAATGGAGATACATTAATAGAGGTTGAGTTTGATGT